CCTTACCCGTTTTGACGGCTGGAAAAACATTTTAACGGGGCTAGGGTTTAAGGGCAAAGACAAGCGCCTAGCGTCGTCGTCTGAGTATTGCCGCATGGCAGAGGGCGAAGCCGAAGAGCTTTACGCCTCCGACGAAATGGCCCAAAAGATTGTAAACCTTATACCGCTTGACATGATTAGAGAGGGTTTTCGCCTGGTAAGCGCGGAAGTCGAAGACGACGTACTAGAAGACGCTATGGACTATTTCGAGCGCCTTACGCTTACAGACGACGACAATAAGCTAGCAGACGCTTTGATATGGGGGCGACTCTACGGGGGCGCGGCTCTTGTTATCGGCGTAGACGACGAGAATTTATCGGAGCCGCTAGACCTGGGCGTAATCGACACAATTAAGCATTTGACGCTTCTAAACCGCTTCGAGCTTATCCCGCAGGATATAAACGGTAACCCGGCAAGCGGCAATTTTGGTATGCCTGAAACTTACCTAATTCAGCCCCGCGTAACCGATACGACAAACTCAAAGGAGGCCCGAGATTTTGCTAACGGCTCTATAAAAATTCACTATTCAAGACTGATACGCTTTAACGGCTCAAAGCTAGCGCGGCGTACTTTTATTTCTAATCACTACTGGCACGACTCAATACTTAACAAACTGCAAGACGACATTAGAGACTACCAAGCGGCTTTTGCCAGCGTATCGGCGCTAATCCTGGACTTTGCCCAGGCAGTCTACAAAGTAAAAAACCTGGCCGACATTATCGCAGCCCCCGACGGCCTTACGGTAATTCAAAACCGCATTGCGATTATCGAGCAAACGCGCTCCATACTCCGCGCTGCAATTATCGACGCCGACGGCGAAGACTTTGAGCGCAAGACGACGAGTATGCAGGGTATGGACAGGACACTAGGCAGGCTTACGCAGAAGTTTGTAGCAGCGACCGAGTACCCGCATACCGTGTTACTTGGGGAGTCCCCGAGCGGCCTGGGGGCTACGGGAAATTCAGAGAAGAAAGATTATTTTGAAACTGTGCGCAGCGAGCAAAACAATACGCTAAAGCCCCGCCTCATGCGTATTTTTAAACTTATCTTTGCAGCTAAAGACGGGCCTACGGGCGGAAAAGTGCCCGAGGACTTCGATATAGAATTTGAAGCACTTATGCACTTGGACCAGGCCGAAGAGATTACGGCGCGTAAGCAGCAAGCGGAGATAGATAAAATTTACATAGAGGCGGGCGTAGTAGACCCCGACGAGGTAGCGCTATCGCGCTTCGCTAGTGGCGTCTACGACTACGAAACGGAGATAAACGAAGACCTACGCAGTACCGACGAAAGGCAAGCCGAAAAAGACGCGGCTAACGCCCCCGATCTAAGCGGTATGGTAGGAGTACCCCCGGGCGCTATGCAAGCGGCTAAGCCTGTGCAGCGTACCGACGGGTACCGTAAGAAGCGTGCGGCAGCCTCGCGCAAATACCTCGGCTCGAAGTTTAAATGATGCAAGCTGCGACTACGCTAAATACCTACACGTGCGCTTGTGGCTGCGGCAAGACGTGGAAAGCCGTTAGCGATAAGCGCCGTTATTTTAGCGGGCACTGCGCGGAGTCTGCGGGCTCTTTGCCTGAACCGCCGGTAAGAGCGAGGCGCGTAGCAGCAAAGCCCAGGTCGGGCGGAGACTTCGGTGACGAGTGGAATAGGCTGGTAGAAGCGGCTCGCCTGCGCCTTGTCACAATAAATAAAAGGCGTATGGAGGTAGCAGCCCTAGCTATGGAGGCGTGCGATATTGTCCACGGCGGGGGCAATCATTGGAAAGGTTTTAGCGGCGTACCTACGCTTACGAAGTTTGCCGAAGAGATAGGGATAAGTTACAAGACGCTGCATACATGGGTACAGGTAAAGCGCGGCATAGTCGATAAGCTCGACGCCGACGAATACGACGAAAGAAATTACAATGCAGCGCACTCTACGCTTAACCGCCTACCAAGTCCGAAGGCGGGTAATCCCGTGGCGACCGTGCGAAAAATTTACGAGAGCGAGAAGACGCGCAAGGCAGATAGGCACCATGCCGCAGAAGCTATCCGAAATTTGAAAGCTACGTATGCGAAATTTACGAGTGGAAAATTAAAGCTAAAGGAAGTCGAGCCCGAAGAGGCAGAGACAATCGCAAAATTAGCGGACAAAATTTTGAAAGTTTGCAAGGCTCAAGGCTTCACTGCCGCGTAAGCTAAAAGTTTTTACCTTATGGAAAGGTCGGCAATGCCAGCGCTCAAAACACTACCGCAGATAGACCAGGCGCTAAGAAAGCGGGCCGTGTTCCACGCTCGAAGGGGGCGTAAGTACACGCCGCGTATCCCGCGCCTCTTGCCTCCGAAGTCTTTGGAGCGGCAGTATGCGCTAGCGCTGTCTAAAAGTTTTACTAAACTCTTTGAATTAGTCCGCGAGAGGCTTGGGCAAGCCCTGCCTAGCCTAGTCGATAGAAACGCTAGAGAGCTTGCTACGCCTACATTTGACGCGGCAGACGACGAGCTGCGGCTTTTGCTCGGTAGTATTTTGGTTGAATTTGGGAGAGAATTACCCCAGACTCAATTAAAATCATTGGCAAATCGACTTGGTTTAAGCGTAAGCGAATTTAATAAGCGGCAGAATGGCAAGGTATTTAAGCAAGTCCTCGACATAGACGTTACGACTAGCGAAGACTGGTTAAATAGTGCGATAGAGGCGTTTTCTGCGGAAAATGCGGCGTTAATAACGACTCTTTCGCAGCGGCATATAGATCAGGTTAGGTCGCTTGTAGTCGAGGGATTTAGAAACGGTACGACGGCAAAAAATCTTAGCTTGGAAATTGAAAACAAAGTAAACGCTAAGACGAAAGCCAATTACCGCCTAATCGCTAGAGACCAGGTAAACAAGCTCAACGGCCAGTTAACGCAGCTTAGGCAGAGAAGTGTAGGGGTAACTAGGTACGTATGGCGCACTTCTCTAGACGAGCGGGTACGCCCGTCGCACAGGTCGAAAGAAGGGAATACGTACCAGTGGGATAACCCGCCAGACGATACGGGACACCCTGGGAATGATTATCAGTGCCGCTGTTATGCGGAGCCTATTCTAGAGGACTTGTTAAACGAATGATTGCAAACCGCTTCGACACTTACCGAATAGACGCGCAGCAAGTGGTAAAGCTCGATACTGGCTTTTTAAAAGTGCCGGTATTCGCTACTCGCACGGGAGTATTCAGTTACCGAAAACCCGACGGTACAGTACGAAGAGAGCTACGACACCCCGACGAGGTTTTTAAAGAAGACTCCCTAAGCACTCTCTCAGGCGTACCACTTACCAATAGACACCCCTCCGAGCTGGTCAATTCAAAAAATGTAAAAAAGTATATGGTCGGTACCGTCGGCGAAAAAGTAGAGCGCGAAGACGCCTACGTTAAGACCTCGGTAACGATAATGGACGAGAGCACGATTACCGAAGTCGAGAAAGACGGCTTGCGCGAAGTTTCCTGCGGCTACAAGTGCGACGTAGTAGACCAAGTGGGAGTTTACGAGGGCGAGCACTACGACGCCGTGCAGACAAACATAAAATATAACCACTTGGCTATTGTGGACAAAGGGCGAGCCGGTAGCGCCGTGCGTCTTCGGTTAGATAGTGACGATGCAGAATTGATAGCCGACGGCACGAGCGCCGGTAATCATGTAACTAAAACCAATGGAGGTAGGAAAATGCTAGTTAAGATTGACGGCGTAGAGTTTGAGGCCGACAATTCTCTAGCCTCGGCAATTACGCAGGCGCTCGAAAAACGAGACGGCGCGATTGCAGCGGGCAAAGTGGAATTGGAGAAGGTACGGGCGGACTCTAAGAAAGAGACTGACAGCGTGCAGGCCAAGTTTGACCAGCTCACGGCAGACCATGCCAAGCTGAGAGAAGACGCGGCAAACGCTCCGAAAGTTACTGAGCTTGTAAAAGCTCGCGTAGCACTCGTCGGCTCCGCTACGCCTCACCTTGACAAAGAGACCGTAGCCAAGCTCGACGATATGAGCGACAGAGACGTTAAAGTAGCGGTAATCAAGTCCAAGGTCGCTACATTTGACGGCGAAGGTAAGAGCGACGAGTACGTTAATGCTCGTTTTGACGCTATCCTTGAGACGACCCCGGCCCCAGCGGCTAAGGGCGCAAGCAAACTCGATAAAGCATTGGGCAACGTAGATAACTCCCGCAAAGACGGCGACGCAAAAACCGCCGACGATATTCGGGCAGACTCTATGCAGGCTCACGCTAACGCATGGCAAAAGCCGCTAACCCATACGACTCGTGCAGAGGGAGGTAAGTAATATGTCACAGACTTCGGCCCCAAAAATTACTATGGTTAAGGCTTTTGCGGGTATGCTCGCAGACAGCCACGGCCCCAAAGACGTTACGACAGGAAAGGCGGTAGCTGCGGCT